TAGATATAGAAGCTTACATTGGAGGAGCTTGGCATGTAGTACACAGTCAATCAGTATCAGCCGAAGGATCGGTTATGGTACGAGATGACATGGGACACTACGAAAAGCTAAGAGCTAATGTAAGTGCTTACACAGCAGGAACCCACAGCGTCTACGCTACCGGAACTGTTGACTCACTATAATGTCGATTGAGTTCACATCAGGATTTGAAAAGCCCAGCGGTATCATCGCATTCCCTGGTAACTTTATTCGACCAGCTTTTGAAAAGCTCTACGGATTTGATGCACCACAAGAGGAGCCAGTCATTGACGGAGCAATCTTTACAGAAGCTAGTGAACCATTGACAACAGAACTAAACGAAATATTATTATTTGAACCAGCTTAATACTCATGGCTAATAAAAAAATTACAGAACTTACCGAGCTTACGACACCAGCAGGTGCTGACATTGTGGCAATCGTTGACGATGTAGCAGGTACACCCACCACCAAGAAGGTAACAGCTACTAACTTGATGACCCTTGCACCCGTTCAATCGGTAGCAGGACAGACAGGAACAGTTACTATAGCCGCTGGTGATTTAACAGACGGTAACTTTGACGGAACTGCTATCTCAGGATTCGACGCTTCTATCCACGATCAAACAGGAACCACTTATACATTAGTAGCTGGAGACAACGGTAAAGTAGTAGTGTTAGACAATGCTTCTGCTGTAACTGTCACAGTACCAAGTGGTTTAGGGGCTGGGTTCAATTGTAGCTTTGTACAAAAGGGAGCTGGTCAAGTAAGCTTCAGTGCTTCCGGTACTACCATTAACAACAGACAATCACACACCAAGATCAACGCTCAGTACGGAGTAGCTAGTATAGTAGCTTACGCAGCTGACACCTTTGTTCTTGCCGGCGATACTGCTGCATAATGAGTTTAGTACTTCCCACCTTTTCTGGGTTTAGTCACACACCGTCAGTAGTAGCGGCTGAGTACGATCTTGATGCTACTTATGTAATATCAGAGTTTCCAGTATTACACCTAGACGCTAATGTGTTAGACGGTAGCGACTCAGCTAATAATCCAAGCAATGGTTCATTTGTATCCACTTGGGGAGATAAGAGTGGAAATAACAACGACTTCACGGAAGCAACGAATCAACCTATATTTAGATCTTCTTTACTGAGAGGTCAGGCTGGAGTAGAGTTTGACGGATCAAATGATATATTATCAGATTCCGATTTCTTCTCTAACGAGGATTTCTCGGCAGAAGAAGCTACTATGATTGTAGTAGGTATTCCTGGAAGAGATGGGACGGGTGGTTTTGGAGTAGGTACTGAAGACAGCACCTACCAGTTTGTAAAAACAAGTAATGTCACAAACGCTACTGATTCCTTTGGTACAAGTGATTACTCTGCTAACTTTTTAAGTTCTCGATTAAATGCTCAAGCTCTCGACTCGACATATCGTCAAACCCCTACTTCCAGACCTTTTATAAATGCTTGTAAGGTAGGTACTAATTACCAGCTTTTTACTAACAAAAGACAACGCCTTTCAAGAAGTATGACCGGACTAACATTTGCTACTGGGTCTGGGATAAGTTTAGGTGGTGGGGGTTTAAATTTTCCATTAAGTGGTTATATCTGCGAGGTGTTACTTTTTAACACACTACTTTCAGACGACGACTTTAACACTGTTCACGACTATCTTTCAGAGAAGTACGGTCTTAATATTTACAGTCAAATAAGTACATCTTCTTATGCTCTTGATGAATCTAATAGTGTAAGCTTTGCACCTCAGTTTCATTTTGACGCAAATCAAAGCAATACGGTTCTAAATAGTTCTTACAGTAATGTCAGCGACGGTAACGATGTATACTTCTGGAAAGATAAATCAAATGATTGGTACGCAATACAACCAACCGCTACAAGACAACCTAGCTTTGTTAGTTCCAGAACTATAGGAGGGACTTCGACAACTTCATCTGCTTTGTATTTCGACGGCACTGGTGAGAGTTTAGAGCTTTGGTATCCGCAATGGTTTGGAGATTATACGACAGCAGATAAAACTGCGATTGTTGTATATGAACCTGATGGGGATACACAGTTTGAGCTTTTGGGTTTGGGTGCTTCTTCCAGTGCGTTAATGTTCGGTACTGGGACCACTTCTTACTGCGGTACATTTAGGGGTAGTCGATTAGGAGGAGTAAGTCTAAGTCAACTAAGCGGTACTAACGGACAAATGGTTGAGATTTACTCGGATGCAACTGCAAACACTTATAACATTTCTTCTCAAGGCACGGCTGCAATTTCCCAAACTACTACCTCATGGAGTGTAACTACCAACGGCTCTAATAGATATATTCCTCAACTTGGCGGTGCTACCTTAAGTCCGAGTGAAGGGACTGCGTATAGATTTAAAGGCTGGATTTATGAGGTTTTGATTTTCGACAACATCGTAACATCATCAGATAAAAGTGCGTTAGTATCATACGCTCAATCTAAGTACGGAATATAATATGAAGTATTTAATAACTGAAGATTTTGAAACGAACATAGCGACTATCAACACGGCTTTGTCTTTACCCTCTATCGAGGCTACCAATTATTGCACACCTGAGCGAGTCACTAACATAGAACATATTGATTACGATAAGTTCATTATTCCTGTGAAAACAGAAGGTCGATGGAAGTGTGATCAATTATTTAACACCGAAGACCTAGTTGATTTTGACGAAACTTGGTATTCAGTACTATAGTAACATGCACGAAACAGCCCAAGGGTTATATCACTCGTTGGAGAACCAGCGGTGGTCATTCTTAGACAGAGGTCGTACATCTTCTGAGCTTACGCTTCCTTATGTCTTACCGCCTGACGGACACAACTACGCTACTAAGTACTACACACCGTACCAAGGTATAGGAGCAAGAGGTGTACTGAATCTTAGCAGTAAGTTATTGTTAGCACTGTTACCACCTAACGCTCCATTCTTCCGTCTTGTTATAGATAGATATGAACTAGACAAAGCCAAGCAGGAGTTAGGACCAGAGGGTGGTGAGCAGTTACGCACAGACTTAGAGAAAGCATTAGCTGATGTAGAGCGTAGTGTATCACAGGAAGTAGAAGTACAGAACTTCAGGAACGGAATCTTCCAAGCACTAAAGAACTTACTTATCACAGGTAACAGTTTGTTGTACTTACCGGACGAAGGTGGTATGCGTGTGTTCAAGCTTGATCGTTATGTAGTCAAGAGAGACCCGATGGGTAATGTTACACACATAGCAGTGAAAGAAACTGTAGCTCCTATGATGCTTCCTGAATCTGTAAGAGAAGAAGTATATCGTCAGGAAAAGGAGAACAGCTGTGACCTCTACACCGCAATCGTCAGAGAAGGAGATAAGTACAAAGTCTACCAGGATGTCAAAGGTATGCTCATCGAAGAAAGTATGGGTGAGTATCCGATTGATAAGTCCCCGTGGCTCCCGTTACGCTACACCCAGATTGATGGAGAGGACTACGGCAGGGGATTTGTTGAGGAGTACCTCGGAGACTTAAAGAGTTTAGAAGCACTGACCAAAGCAATCGTAGAAGGTAGTGCAGCAGCAGCTAAAGTATTGTTCATGGTTAATCCTAACGGTACAACAAGAGCACGGACATTAGCTGAAGCTCCTAACGGTGCGATTGTACAAGGTAGTGAAGGAGATGTATCTGTATTGCAGTTGAATAAGTTTAATGACTTTAGAACTGCACAAGCCACAATGAACGGCATAACAGATCGTCTGAGCCAAGCATTTCTTTTGACATCGGGAGTTGTTAGAGATGCAGAGAGAGTGACCGCTGAAGAGATACGCATGTTAAGTCAAGAACTTGAAGCTGCTCTAGGTGGTCTCTACTCTCTGTTATCTCAGGAACTACAGCTTCCTATTGTCAGTCGATTGATGGACAAGATGTCTAGGAACAAGCGTCTGCCTAAGATACCTAAAGATATTGTTAAACCTACTATTGTTACTGGTGTTGAAGCACTTGGTCGTGGTAA